GTCTGGGGATGGGCCTCGTAGTTGATCTCGGTCATGCCGCCGCCCTGCGGTTTTCCAGCATGTGCGCCGCGTGGATGCACAGGATCGACTCCAGCGTGTCGGCCAGCGTGGCGTCGTCTAGGTCGAGGTCGGCCAGCTGCGCCGCCTGCTGGCGGTATTCGGCGGCGAGCTCAAAAAGGGCGGGTAGGCTCATGATGTCCCCGGTCAGAAGGGAATATCATCTTCCAGATCGGCGAACGATCCGGCCGGCGCGCTGCGTGGCGATGACGGCGCATTCGATGCCGGCGATGGCGCTGACCCAGACGATGCGGATTCGCCAGATTGCCGACCTCCCAGCATCTGCATCCGGTCGCCGCGAATCTCCGTGGTGTATCGGTCCTGGCCGTCCTTGTCCTGCCATTTGCGGGTGCGGATCGATCCTTCGACGTAAATCTGCGATCCTTTCTTTAGGTACTGGCCGCAGACTTCGGCCAGCTTTCCGAAGAAGCTGACGCGGTGCCATTCGGTCGCCTCCTGTTTGTTGCCGTCCTTGTCCTTCCATGTGTCGGTGGTGGCGACGCTGATATTCGCCACTGCGTCACCGTTCGGCAAATACTTCAGTTCCGGATCGCGGCCCAGGTTGCCGACGATGATTGCCTTATTGACTGATGCCATGCTGTTACGCTCCTTCGGTGGTAGTGTTTTGCGTTGCCTCGTTCGCCGTCAGCGCCGTCTTTCGCGCATCCTTGGCGGCAACGATGCGGGTCAGCGCGTCCTTGTCTCGGTTGGCCCTGGCCTCTTTCTGTGCGGTGGTGAAAGCCGCTGCTAGTTCGTCCAGGGTCTGCGCCTTGTCGATGGCCGCGATCAGCGCGGTGTAGTCGATGCTGCGCAGCTTCAATTCCTCGACAACGAATTCCGACCGTTTGCTGCGCGTGGCGGTCAGCATCACCGCCAGCCGGCCACTGATTCCGGTCATGCTTGATATGCGGATGCCGCCGACCTTGACGCCGCCGAACTTCACATCAGGATCGCAGTAGAGCGTCATGCTCTGCCCGATCCACTTGCGGCCATCGTCGCCCCAGGCGGCGATCATCACGCGGCGCATCGACTTGCACGGCTTGTACGGCTGATGCCCGCCGTCGATCTCGATGCTGATCGGCTGCTCCTGCGTGTCGCCACGCTTGACGCCGACTATGCGGACGGTGATCGGGCCGGCGAGTAGGTCGTCGGCGTTGAGCTGGTCGGACTTCGGGATAATGGTGTCCCGCAGGCCGGTTACGTCTGTTGGTGCGTTCATGTCGTGATCTCCAGATTTTCGATGCAGTGGTCAATGAATCGGTTGTGCACGTCGAGTTCCTGAATGCCGCGCAGCTTGCCGGACAGGAATCGTGCGTACTTGTCTAGGTCACGCCGGTAGGTCTGGCGGCCGTACATGATCAGGTCTTCCGGTAGCGTGAATACCTGCACCGGATAGCGGCCAAGTTCGGCGGATTTCTGCACCACCAGAAACGCCATCGCGGTTTCGTGATCGAACAGGTCGACGCCGTCGCAGTACCACGGCGCCTGGACGTAGTAGCGATAATCCTCGACCGAGTAGGAGAACTTCGACAGGCTGGGCGTGGTCTTGACATCGACCAGCAGGCCGCGATCTGCGATGAACTTGTCAGGCCGGCACTTGCAATCGATGCCGGTCTGCTCGTCGGTCCAGAAGAACGACTGCTCGACCAGCCCGTTCGCCTCGATCAGCTCGCGGGCCTGCGGGTGCGCCATTACCGAGTCGCGCATCATCTGCAGCATTCGGTTCTCGGCGGCGGTCAGCACCGTCTTGCCGGCGTTGGCAGCGGCAAATTCTGCCGCCTGCGCCTTGCCGTCATTGGTGCGCAGGTTGAATTCCGGCGCGACGGCGAAACTGTTGTCGAAGCGGATCGGCTCCAGCAGCAGCGCATGGAAGGCGTCGCCGATATCGGCCGCGCTGGTCTTGTCGGTGTCGACCGGGGCATGCTTCGCCCACTCAACCAGGTGCGGATCGCGGGCGATCAGGTCGAGTGTCGATTTGCCGATGGCCTGGTGCGCGTGGTAGTCGGCGATGTCGATGTTTTCTGTGCGGAGATTGGTGCTCACGGCTGAATCCTCATCAGGTCGATGCGCCGCTCGATGTCCCATGAGCGCACCAGGCAGTCGGCGGCGAAGATCGAGTCGCCGCGCATCTGGGCGAGGTAGGCGTCGACGCGATGCACGGAGTATTCGAGGCGCAGGAACCAAAGGGCAATGGCGCGTTTCATCATCGACTCCCGTTAATCGCCCGCGCTTCGGCGGCGTCGAACAAGGCAAGCGCCTCGGCATTGACGTCGGTCAGGTCATACCCGCCCGCATGGGCTGGACACTCGCCTGAGCCGCTGCGGTGCGGGAAGCTGTAGGCGGAGCAGCGGCAGACTTCGGCGCTGCGGTTCTTGATGGCGCGCAGGGCGGATTGCTTGGCGGCGACCTTTGCTAGGGTTTGCGCGGCCTCGGCGCGGGTGAGGGCGACGGCTAGATCGAAGTAGCTCACAGCAGCAGCATCCAAACGACTCCACCAAGGGCCAGACAGCAGGCCGTGGTGATAACGAAGAATCCGAAGTCGGTGATCAGGTCGCTGTAGCCGGCGCTGTCTTGCTTTTCGGTGTTGTCCCACATGATCTGTTCTCCTGTTCGTTGTGACCTTGAACAGATTAAAGCATGCTTTATTACTGTGTGTCAAGCATGCTTTAAAAAATATTCGCAGGACGAAAAAAAAGCCCACCGAAGCGGGCCTGTGCTGGGCGGCGACAAAGAACTCATTTATCGAGTTTCCCTAAAACACCCTAAAGCATGTTTGACAAGATAATTTAAAGCATGCTTTAATTGGGCATGGACTCCAATCACATCATAGATTCGCTGGGCGGCACCAACGAGGTCGCGCGCCTGTGCAAGGTGACGGCGCAGGCCGTTTCTCAGTGGCGCACCGAAGGAATCCCGCAGGCCCGGCTGATGTATCTCAATGCCGTTCGGCCTGATGTGTTCCGAGAGGGGCAGCAGGCAAAGGGCAGGAAGGCCGCCTAATGCGCCCGCCGGTCGTCCCTGTTGTACCAGGCCACGATGAGCCGCATGGATCGACTGCCGACCCAGTACCACGTTGCCACGAATGCCGGGATGCAGATTGCCCACAGCAGCCAGCCTTCCGTCGATTCCGCGAACTGGCCGGCCTTGATGACCCGCGCAAGCACGAAGAACACGCCCGTACTGATGCCAGTGCAGGCCAGCAGCCACAGATTGAATCCGAGAAATTCGGCGATCTTGGTCATGTCGATTCCCGCAGTTTAACGGAATAAGCCCATGTCCTCTTTGAAGGTTGAACTTCGCGCAGAAATCGACAAGGACGTGATCGACGTGATTGACGGCGTGGTCAATGCCCGGCGCGGCACAAGCCGGACCGAAGTGATCACCGAAATCCTCAGAGAGTGGGCGGATGCGAAGGTTCATGAGTCCATCGTCGTCCTTCGCATTCGCGGCATCAATCCGACTGAACCGGAAGGAAACCGGAAATGACCGAACAATACAAAGAATTAGCCGATTACGTCGCCAAAGCCGCCACCGACTACGCCGCGGAGTTCCGCATCCCGCTGGACGAGGTGCGCGAGTGGTATCGCAACGCCACCGACAAGCCCGGTTTGGTCGAGTACATGGCCAAACAGGTGCAGGTCGAGCGCATGTGGAGACAGCAGGTAGCCGACGAGTATCACGCTCGGCAACGTGCGAACGCGGACGGAGTTCAGCCGTGCGCCATCTGACCACCATCCAGTGCGAGGGCTGCGGGATTCCGTTCGCCACCTACGAGAAAACCATGCGCTATCACAGCCGGTCCTGCGCCGCCAAGGCACACGCCCGTGCCAATCCTGAAGCCCGCGCCGAACAGCTGCGAATTGCAAGAGAAGCCCGCAAGCCGCGCCCACCGAAACCCGATCTGTCGGTGTTCGACGTTCCGGTATTCCGTGCACCGCCGCCGCCGGCTGTCGAGGAACCTGCCGAACTTCCCGCCATCCCGTTGATCGACTACGCCAGCCGCGTGATGCTGGGCTGGGCGGGGGCGCGACTGTGAGGGCGGCAACCAAGACCCTCAAACAGACCCGCCGCGAG